CAGACTCTACCGATAGCGGCGATTCTATCATACGGACTACCGTACTATGACGAGCCGATAGAAGTAGAGAAGCGCCCGGAGTGGTTTAAAGCGTGTTGCAAATACGTTTGCCCCGGTTTTAAGATTGACGATTCGAATAGAAACATAATGAACCAACTGTTTTTGTATACTGAAGGACGATCCGAGAAGCTAGATTCAAATAAAGGGCTATTGTTACGAGGTGACATCGGTACAGGAAAAAGTACTATCATGCAGATTCTAAACCGATATAGTTGTTTCACACGCGGCAAAGCAAAGGGCGGCTATCCGATCGGTGGTTTTAGGATTGATTCGGCTTCCTGTATTGCAAACGGCTTTTCGATGCGCGGAAAGGATGCACTAGAATTGTATACTTACAACAACGGTACGCCGCGAATGATCTGTTTTGATGAACTAGGACGCGAGCCAATCCCGGCAAAGTATTTCGGTACTGAACTAAACGTGATGCAGTATATTTTCCAATGTCGGTACGAGTTGAGACATGAGGCAATAACTCATGTTACAACGAACTTAACGATTAAGGAAATACAGCGTATTTACGGCGCGTATATCGCGGATCGAATAAATGAAATGTTTAACGTCTTGGACTTGAACGGAGCTAGTAGAAGATAATTAATACAACGAAACCATGCGAAGCAGAAAAAAGAAACTTGTGTACTTTAAAAAGATTCCGGTTCGCGTCGATCTGGAACAATGGCAAAGGCTCGATAAGATTCGCGCTGACTACCATTTCAAAAGCACATACGAGATTATGCAGTACATTTTAGGCTGCTTTCTCCGGGTTGCTGATCCGATGCCAGGCGATGATGATGAAGAAGTACTACCGGACGAAATCAAAGAAATGTTCTACGATCTATCACAGGCGGAACGACATTTCGAGTATGTAAAACCAAAACGAAAACTACCACAACACAAGGTAGACGAGATGAACGGACAAAAACGATTAGAAGGATTTTAATATGGTTAAAAAACTATCAAACACAAATTATTTGCACGACATATCAGCAGACCCCGTCGCGGCAAATGAACGGAATCGGAAGTATATCGACCGATTTGTTTCAGAGAATTATAACGGCTTAGTTAGCAAGTTTTCACCCTTAGACGGTACGATAAATTCAAGCGCTTTCGGAGCACTCGACAAATTAAACTCTACGATAATCTCGCTCTATACTGATCCGAATTTACACTTTACAGATTGGGAGCAGGCGAAACAATATCTATCGAACAAGTTTACAGAAAAGGCGATTCGCGTTCCGGTGAAGAAACCTGTAAAAAGCGAAGTAGTAGAGAATGAGGACGAAATTATTAACGATTAATATTATTGTTTCGATGAAAGACGTAGAACTATTTAACGACCATTTCCAGAACTATAAAACATACGGTATTCCGAAAGCACAACTAATCATTGCGGATATTCCCTACAACATCGGGAAGAACGCATACGGTTCTAATCCATCTTGGTATATCGACGGAGACAATTCTAACGGAGAAAGCGAATTAGCCGGAAAAGAGTTTTTCGATACCGATAAAGATTTTCGAATTACTGAATTTCTTCACTTTTGTAGCAAGATGCTCGTTAAAGAGCCAAAAGAAAAAGGAAAATCCCCCTGTATGATTGTCTTTTGTGAATTTCAGCAACAATTTGAACTTATACAGAAAGCGAAGGAATACGGGCTGAACAATTATATCAATCTGGTATTTAAAAAGAACTTTTCGGCACAAGTTTTAAAGGCTAATATGAAGGTCGTTGGTAATTGTGAATATGGTGTACTCTTATATCGGGACAAACTGCCAAAGTTCAATAATGGCGGTCGGATGGTATTTAATTGTTTCGATTATCCTAGAGATACAGATACACCGCGGATTCATCCGACACAAAAATCAGTTCCGTTGCTTGAGCGGTTGATCGAACTTTTCACCGATGCGGGTGATGTTGTAATAGACCCATGCGCCGGAAGTGGGACAACATTACTTGCAGCCGCTCAATGCGGGCGAAAAGCATACGGATTTGAGATAAAGAAGAAGTTCTATGCAGATGCGAATAAAATCATTTTGTCGCGGATGCAGCCTAGAATGTTTGTGTAGAATTAATAAATAATAAAGTTATGCGAATACTAGATTTACCATTAATGGCGGTTTGGTTTCTAATGATCGAATCCGGCGAAAAGAAAGAAGAATATCGGGAAATAAAACCGTATTGGATCAAACGCTTAAAGTGTTGCGGACTTCATCCAAGCGCAAAAGGTTGTGACGGTTGTCCGGTTGGTAGTTGCGATCATTATACACACGTTCGTTTCCGGTATGGGTACACCGCACGAACTATGTTGTTTAAGTTGGATTGTATCTCTGTTGGGGTTGGTCGGAAGAAGTGGGGTGCACCTGATAAGAAAGAAGTGTATGTTTTAAAGTTGGGTGAACGGATTGAATAACTAATAACAATTAAGTAATGAATAAAATGAAAATACTAAAACGGAAGAAGCCGCCCGGAGGCAGCTTCTTGTGTCGGTGACACTGCATTTTGATAACGCATCTTTTCTTTGATAGAATCATATATCCAAGCGGATACAATACCAATTGCCATTGGTAGGACTATATTTAATATAATAAATGTAATCATGATTCTTTTTCTTTTAGAAATTTTGCGGCAATAGCACCTAACATTTATCCGGGATTCGAACCCATAAACGCCAACAGGCATTTTTTACCCTATTGTTTGTAAATGCTATTACAAATATATAAAAGTGATATTATAATTAAAAATATTATGGCAAAAATTTATGTAGCAAGTAGTTGGAGAAATGTATTTCAACAAGATGTTGTAGATATTCTCCGTAATTTAGGACATGAGGTCTATGATTTTAAGAATCCCCCACATGGGAATGGTGGTTTCCAATGGTCTGATATAGACCCTGATTGGCAGAACTGGACAACAGAGCAATATCGAGAAGCACTTAATCACCCAATTGCACAGAAAGGTTTTGATTCAGATTTCAACGGTATGCAGTGGGCTGATGTCTGCGTTATGGTTCTTCCTTGTGGTCGGTCTGCTAACACAGAAGCAGGATGGATGAAAGGGTCAGGTAAAAGGGTAATGGTTTATTCTCCTAAAAAAGAAGAACCGGAACTTATGTACAAGATATACGACTTCATAAGCGATAGTATGTTCCGAATCAATGACGAAATAAATAGAGTATAACTGAATAATATCTGCGTGAATGTGTCAATAAACACAATCACACAGATATATAAAATCATTAGAGTTCTTTTAGGTCAAAGAAATCTTTAGGTGCCTCAAAAAATGATACAGCATCTTCAATACTATATTCCTGTAGGTCAGAAATCCGTGCTAATGCTGTTTCTGCTTTAAACTGTCCATTGTTTTGCTTTACTTGAATATAACAGGCGATATCTGGAATTAATGATTCCTTTAATTGAGGCAATGCTTCTGTTGGAATGTGCACTATTTTGCCGTTAGGAAGCTTAAAAAGGTTCAGAGTACCGTTGAGAATTTTGTAAGTTACAATTTTCATATAATTAGATTTTAAATTATGGCAAAATCGCCACAATATAAATAACAAAAAGTGTGCCAATATTAATGATTAGAAAATAATTCAAATCAAGATAGTAATGAATATAGAGGAAGCAATATCATTTGAGGATATTTCCGATGATAGAATATTAATTGGAGACTGCCGTATTTTCTATTCGAATATCCACTCTCTTAAGGAATTTGGCAATTATAGTAACTGTCAGGTATTTGTGTACTTATTCGGAAGCGATGAAGGGCAAAGGTTATGGATGTGCTTTGTTGAAGATGCACATAGAGATATTTACAAATTATTCTTTGAATACCTAAATAATGAACAAAAATTCGTTTTGACTGCAAATATCTTGAAGAATAGGGATTTGAAAATGGCAGCGCTTTAATATAACTAAAAACAGAATAGAAATGAACCAAACACAAAATCAATCAAAGTATTATTATTCCCCTCGTTTTCGTCACTTCAATATCTATCGTCGCGATCCAGACGGAGACACAAAGGTAGATGATGCGGCAACACAGGAAGAGGCGAAACGGAAAGTCTACGAGTTAAACGGGTGGAATTACAAACCTAAAAATAACACGGTAAAATGAGTAAAGTAAAACAGTACATCGAACAAGCCACAAACGAGCGCATCCGCTCGCGTGGCTTAATCCGAAAAGTCGCTATCGAAGCGGCTCGGATACAGAGAGACGAAACGAGGCGGCAAGCTATCGAAGTGTATAAACAAATGTGTCCGTCTAAGAACTGCAAAGGTTGTGCAAGCCGGATACATAAACAGGAAACACAATCGACTCGATGCGACGGGAATTGTGCACGGATTAGATTACTTATTAACGGATTAGACCGGATCGAAACGTTATGTATATAATCAGGCGTATTCAATGCAAATCGGGCGATGTGTCCGAGACGCATTTAGTTGAGATAGAAACGGACGACATCGAGGCAACACGAAAGGAGTTGCACGATTGTTATCAATGTGATAAGATTCTTTTTAATTATGACGAACAATGAGTAGAAACCCGCATTACATTAAGATGATTAACTCCAATCGTTGGAAGTTACTTCGAGCTAAGAAGCTACAAAGCAATCCGGTTTGTGAGATGTGCGAGGCGAACAATCGCAGTACGCTTGCAACGGAAGTACATCACACTGTCCCGGTTGAGTCCGTGTCGCATGAACTCGGAATGAGACAACTAATGTTTGATTATAACAATCTGGAAAGTCTATGCCATTCGTGCCATTCCGATAAACATCGGCGCGCTTTCAGTCATTCGAAAGAGGCGGTGCAGGCGAATAATAAACGAATGACGGAACGTTTTGTTGATAAGTTTTTGAAATGATAGCACTTTATTAGGGCTAATATTTTGTTAGCCCTTTTTTCTTTGATCTACTGCTGTCTTGCTTATGATTTCTTTTTGAGCGGCGATCCCTTTTGTTTTAAGATTTTTGCAATATTCTTCTATCCTTTCTTTATCTCCTTCTCCATCTTTTGTGCAAAAGATATTTAATTGATTTAAACTAAATAGTAGATTTGTCTTTTTCTCATTCATGCTTCTAAGTTGAGTTAATATTTCTAATCTAGATTTATTGTCATAGGTAAATATCGTAATTATTTTAGAATCTTCTTTTTTTATTTGTTCATTCGATTGGTTTCTAAAAAAATGTTCAAAATAGTGATAATCGGTACTTCCCAATGAATGTCCAAAGAAGATTACTTCATCGGCAAGTATCATGTCGTATTGTATATTATGCGAGCGAAAATGACGGCTAAATGATTTTATTAATAAAAAATCGGGAACAGTCGCAAAGAAAAGCAAAGTTTAGCTTAAAAATAAGCAGGTCAGCATCTTAGTAGCAAAGCGGAAAGAAACAGCCATAGGCAAAAAAAGCCCCGAAAAGTAGGGTTAAGCCATAGTTCAGGTACTAAGTCATTACCTAATCCATGACACCCTACTGCAACGGTAACAAGTTCTGTTTCACTATTTTGCGTAATTCTTCATAACTCGTGGTAACGGGAAAGTAATTACCTTTACAAACGAATAATTAGAGTTATGAAAACAAAGAGAAGCACCTTTAAAGTCCTGTTCTACGTGAAGAGAACAGCAGTGAGAGTAAGTGACGGAAAAGCCCCTGTAATGGCACGTATCACCATTGACGGCGATATTGCCACGTTCAGCGCAAAGCTGTTCGTCACCCCTTCCTTGTGGAACGCCGAAGCCGGAAAAGTAAGCGGCAAGTCCGCCGAAGCCTTGGAGATCAACCCGCAGTTGGAAGAGATCAAAGCCCGCATCAACAACCACTACTACCAGATACTCCGGGCGGACGATTTTGTCACTTCCGAGAAGGTGCGCAACGCCTTTTTAGGTATCGGCGTGATGGAGAACTGCATCCTTAAAGACTTCCAGACCATGAACAGGGAATTTGGCGAAATGGTGGAAAAGAAACTCCGTGCGAAGTCCACCTATAACAAGTACCTGACCGTTTACAAGCACCTCGAAGCCTTCATGTGGGAGAAGAAGAAGCGTACCGATATGGCTTACAAGGAACTGACGAAAGACTTCATAGACGATTTCGACAGCTACCTGCGTAACGAAAAGGGATTGAGCGCAAATACCCTCTGGATTTACACCATGCCCATCCTCAGCCTGACCGACAAGGCTTGGCGCAGGGGAATTATCCGCACCGATCCGTTCAGCGAGTACAGCCTTGAAATGCAGGAAACCGACCGGGGCTACCTTACGGAAGAAGAACTGAAACTGATAGCCAATACCGTGTTTGTGGATAAACAGACAAACCTTGTCCGTGACATGTTCCTATTCGGCTGCTTTACCGGATTGAGCTACATAGATATAAAGACACTCACCTATGACAAGATCCAGCGTATGGATTTCGACGGCGAAGAATGGATTATCACCCGCAGGACAAAGACCAAAGTATCGAGCAACGTCCCCCTGATGGAGATTGCCAAAGAACTGATCGAACGCTACAAGGGGCTTGCGGAAGATGATTACGTGTTTCCCATGCCGGGCAACGGCACTTGCAACGACTATCTTAAAAAGATAGCCGCAGCTTGTAACATCAACAAGGAAGTCACCTTCCACCTTTCGAGGCATACCTTCGCAACGACGGTCTATCTCTGCAACGGCGGTACGATTGAGGCACTTTCAAAGATACTCGGTCACAAGCATATCAGCACCACCCAAATATACGCCGAAGTGACCAACAAGATGGTAAGCTCCGATTTCCGTTCGATCTCCGGCAACCTTGCAGCCATGCAGAAGAAAGTCCTTGACAAGACACAAAAGAAGGTCAAGAAGCAGGCAGTCGCCATGCGTGAAACCGCCTGAATCCCATCCGACAAGGCAAAACACGGCAAAGGCAGGAACTCCCCGGTGGAACTCCTGCCTTTGCTGCATTTACCCATGCACCGCACTCAAAAGTTAAGTAGAGCTTTTCCTTCGTTTGCTCTTTTGCTTCATCTGCACATAATTTTCTTCCAGCATACGCAACAAGTCCGATTGTCTGTACAGTGTTTTGCCCGGCAGCGAAATGAACGGGATAATCCGTTGCGCCCGGTAATCCTGCAAGGTGCGGGTAGTGATATGCAATATCCTGCATACCTCTTCCCCCGTCAGGTACACCTCGCCGTTCATCACCGGGTGAAAGTTCGCCGTTACGTTATCCACGTACTTCGTGCCCCGTTCCAGAGCCTCGAAGTACGCCTTTACCTCTTCCATGTCCTTTGTAATCACTTCCATCTTATTCTTCCTCTATCAGTTCCTTGCTCATTGCCGTTAAGAACGCTTCCACATCTTCCAGCCTGTAATACAACTTATGGTTTATCTGGCTGTATGCCAGCCTTCCGCTGTCACGGTACGTCTGCAATGTCCGTTTGCTCACGTTCAGTTTCTCGCACACGTCCGCATTATCCAGCCAGTTCATCTTTTCCGGCGGTCTGTACCGTGAGCATAGCTCCTGCAAATGCCCGCTGAACCGATTGAACTTCTCTTTCATTTCCTCAAAGGTCTTTTTCTCGATAGTCACTATTTCCATATCCGTTTATTTACTGTTTCCCGCAAATATACAGACTGTTACAGGTGTGTCCGTGCGTTTATGTACCGCTTGTCCGTGTTTTGCTCCACGCTTGTAGCTTTGTCGTGTCCGAAGTGGTGCAAAACGAAGCAAGGGGCAACATATTTTCTTGCAGCCTGCATATTTTCCCCGCTGTTTATTGGTCGGTTCTCCGGGAATCCATTCCTTTGCAAACGAACAAACACGTTTAACTATGGAACGCCCTATATTTGTAGCCCAATACACCTTTCTTGCCATCCCCGAAACTTTCGAGGAAGAAAACCGCATATTATGCAAGGTCGCCCTTCGGTGCGAGTACGTAATCCGTTTCGAGGACGACGGCAAATTCTATTTCCTGCTCGAAACCCGTTCCGATTATGAAGCCCAGTTCGCCCGTTACGGGTGGTATATCGTCAGCCAGACCTATTTCAACGAAAGGCTGACCTTCGGCATGGGCTTGTACGAAAGCGGGCATCTGGCAGGTTTCATGTACTATTTGAAGTCCGGCAGCGAGGACGAAGCCCGTTTCTGGAACAACGTTCTCATCTTTACCTTCCTGAATGATTTCCGCAAAGCCTTTTACCCGTTGGATAACCGCTTTCAGGGCTTTTTCCGTCTGGATGGCAGCCTGTGCCTTTACCTGTATGATTATTGCCCCGTCCGGCGCAACGACAAGATCACCTTTGAGGGCAAGAAGATTTCCAACCTTATTTTCAAGTTCAAGTCCGGGCACGAAACCGACCTTGCCGTCAAGCTCTTTTCCATCGCTATCAGCCGCATCCGTACCATTCAGGAGAACAAGCACCGTGCCGTACTCGTTCCTATTCCCGCATCCACTCGTGAGAAGAACCGCATCCGTTACGAAGAGTTTTGCCGCAAGCTATCGGCGGACATCGGAGTAGCCGACGGCTACGGGGCTATCACCCTGACTGCCGACCGTCCCCAACTCAAAGGCACGCACGGGCAGGACAAGACCGCCAACCTGCAATTTCATCCCGAATATATCAAGGACAAATGCGTTCTGTTGATTGATGATCTACTGACAACTGGCGAAGGATTCATACAGACTCGCCGTAGATTGATCGAACATGGAGCGAAATTCGTAATCGGTCTGTTCCTTGCCAAGACCATCGCTTTTGAGGACGAACAGAAAGAGTGACGGGTAAATAAGGTGGAGATAATACAATGTCCCATGATATGTGGTAGGGATATTCTTTGGGCGTTCCCGTAAACGGTCGGGCTTTTCGTTACAAGTCCTCGCCGGAGCTGTGGTCTTTCCCCTGCAATCCCTAACGTAAAAGGCAGGCAAAACTCTCCCGTGAAACCGCTTGCGCAAGCATAGTCTGTAACGGATCTCCGGAAATGGCAATATACCGATAACTATCAATATGGCTTTGACCTTATTCTGCATGAAGCCGGAAGTATTTTCTTTCGGTATGCCTTATATAATTTCCCTCTTCGTCCAGATACACATCCAATCTCCAGAAATCAATATCTTCTTTCATTAATAAAATATTATGATTTTTAGTAAAGAAGGCTATCTCGTCTTTTCCATCCCAATTCCAAATATGCGGCAGCCTATATTGTGAAATATGATTTTTTATATACAATTTGTCAATACTTCCGCTAAACGTGGATACTTTCCCCAAGTATTTACTTTCTTGTGGAGTATGAAAAATGATAGTTGGTCGAAATTCCTGATACAGCCAGACCGACAATGCAATGAATACCACAATAGATGTTTTCTTGTATCTTTTTATGATTGCGAACATATATGTTTATTTCTTTGATGGGCAACCGCCTATAATATTCAATCCTTCCTTTTTATCCTCTTCTGCCTCAAATATAAGAATTTAATTTCCAAACCCTAACACAGTTTGCATAATTTATTGGACGGCTGTTTCCATTTATTCCCGCCCACCCGTCAGCGGTATAGGTCTGTTCCAGCTTCCCGTACACCTTCAAGCACTCCGGCAAGCTCCATGCCCGAAAATGTACGCAAAACCGGAAAGGACAAACGGAACACATTCGCCCGTGCTGTCCCCCGGAGCTTCGATTTCATCGAAACCTTCCGTGCGCCATCCCGTTCAAATAAGTTCCCTGATGTTTATCCCGGCAGCCCCTTATTGTCTTACCCGTTTTTTCAACCGTTATTTTCTTTTTAGGCTTTGCCGTGACTGAAAGGATAATCCTTTGTCTGCGGAACTTTCCGCCCGTTTACGCCACTGCCATCGCACGGCCATCCGCAAAAGCCGGATAGCTGATTGCTCTGTCCGTTTACCGTAAACCGGACGAAAAGAACCTCGCCAACGCACACAACACATTGTCGTGGTGTACCCTTCTTTCTAATCCGATAAATCGGCAAAAGAAGAATCCCCCACGCCAAAGAGTTGTCTTTCCACCCCGCATTACCAACCCGTTTTTCTTTTCCTTTCCCGGAAACGGAACTTTCCGGCTTTCATAATAGCACTTTCCCGGCTTGTACCGATAAGTAATCTATCATTCAATTTACTGAAAGGTTGAATTTTCCCCCTTAGGGCTGATTGGGAAAACATTGACGAAGGTAGGCGGGGGCGAAAGCAAATCCGCAAAAAATGCCAAATCTCCACCCTACAGGTAGTATTTACCATTTTTTCAGATAATTGCAATTCTCCCTTTCCGCTCTTGATTATTGTCAATGTTCTTCCCAATCAGCCAAAGGGAAAAAATTTGGTTGGGGCGGCAAGCGATGATAACAAAAACAAGTAGTAACAATTTATTTTTTTGAGTTATGGCAGCAGATTTTTCAGAAGCAGCAATTTATGTAGGCACATACGCCAAGTACAATGCAGGTTCACTTTTCGGCAAATGGTTCAACCTCTCCGATTTTGCCGACAAAGACGAATTTATGGAAGCGTGCAAGGAACTCCACAAAGACGAAGAAGACCCCGAATTTATGTTTCAAGACCACGAAAACATACCCGAAGAACTTGTTAGCGAAAGTTGGATTTCAGAGATATTCTTCGAGTTACGGGACAAAGTGGAAGATATGGACTCAACCGTACAGGAAGCCTTTTCCGCTTGGTTGGATTACGAAAGTAGGGATTTAAGCAAAGCCGATGCGGACGACCTTGTAAAAAAATTCACTGATGAATATATCGGGCAATATAACGAGGAAGAAGATTACGCCCGTGAAGTAATAGAACAATGTTATGAATTACCCGATTTTGCTCTGAATTATTTCGATTACGCAGCTTTCGCCCGTGACTTGTTCAATGACGGTTACAAGTTCCTTGACGGTTTTGTATTCTGTGCCTAAATACTAACAAGGGCGGAGCAATCCGCCCATAACACCCCAAAAGAATGAAAACGATACTCATTTACAAACTGATATACCGCCTAATCCTTTGGGCAGTGGTGATTTACTTTTTCACCACCACCGCAGGGCAGTTTTTCGCCTTATTCTTTGCCGTACTCCTGTTTTACTTCGTGGCACGGTTCATTCTCGTCCTTGTCTGGCGGTTGTTTGTGGGTGTCGTTTTTGTGCTGATAATCATTCTTTTAATATTCTGAATTATGGAAGGAAAGAAATTTAAACACCGATTTTTGTCATATCTCACCTGTAAAATTGTGGCGGAAACCCGCAAAGGGTACAAGGTCTTAGAAACCCAAGTTTTCAACGGACGGAAGAAGCCCAAGACAAAGACCGCCTATTATTTCAATGTTGATTTTGACAAACAGCGTGGCGTATGGGAAGAAATAGCCGAGTAA